CCTCTTTCGAGTAATGTCTTTGGTGGTGGAAGAAGACCGGCTTCGTCCGGAGGTTATTCCTAATGCCCGCTGTCCTGCAGCAGGGTCACTAGAAAAGGCGTTGAAAAATGCACGCGCTGTACTCTTGCTAGAATTCTTACGAATTCCGGAGTACGTTTACTTGCCGCAAGGCAAGCGCACGTGTGTTTCCCTTCGCACCTCGTGGGATCGTTGGATCAAGTTGTGTCTGGAACGATACAAAAAGCATTCCAGACTTGGGTGTAGGCTCGCGCTGGCACTTAAGTCGACAAAGCGCATCTTCGATGCGCCCTGTAAAGAATGTGACCGTGGTCTGGCGAGCCAGTCAAAAACAGAGTGGAGGAGACATGTCGCCCGCGACATACCACTCTGGGAATGCCCAAGCGGAAGGGATCTCGAGGAACTGCGGAAGGCAGTGAGAGAAAACATATCCGGTTGGGGCAAGCGGTTGAAGAAAGAGAGAATGGCGGAAATGAGAGAGCCAGTTCTCGGTGAGTACGTCCCTGATCAGCAGGGGTGTTATGAGAAACGTTCCATGGACGGGGGCACACTTGGATGCGGCGTGGCTGATTACTCAGGTGATTGGTCTGCCGTACGTTTAGGGTGTGCTAAGTCTAAAGGGAAGTTCCGGACTGTAACTATGCAGTCCGCGGAGGTCAAGCGCGTGTTGACACCGATTCATAATGCCCTCTATAATCACATCACCTCCTTCGGGTGGTGTGTCAGAGGGGACGTACAAAAAGGGGACTTCGAAGTTGTCGCCGGGGACAGGCGTGAAGGTGAGCTCTATATCAGTGGGGACTACTCCGCAGCTACTGATAACATCTACCTTCCGGCTGTCTCTGTCATAGTGGACGAGATTTCGAAGAGCCCGGAATTGACGGTTAAGGAGAGGAGCGTTCTTCTGGGAAGTTTCGATAACATCCGTTACAAGAACAGTGTCTGTCTCAAAGATGAACACTTTGAGATAAAAAGAGGGTCGATGATGGGGAACCTTGTCAGTTTCCCGTTATTGTGCCTCCTCAATAAGGCCTGTTTTGACATCGCCTGCGATGTACGTGACGGTAAGGATCGGAGCCGGAAGGGCAGGTTCAACGGTGATGATTGTGCCTTTTGTGGTGATGGTGACTTCTATGAGGTCTGGAAGTCTGTCACTTCGAGGTACGGATTCATCGTTAATGAAGAGAAAACAGGGCGTAGCTCGCGGTGGATTGAACTAAACAGTCAAACCTTCGACGCGAGAGGTCACCGTATGGTGGCTAAAGCGACCCTGGGATTTCTTCGTCCTGCCCGACTGGAACCCGGAGGGATGCTTGCTGAAGTAGTCCGCGGTCTTGTTGGGTTTTCCCAACGTAATGTACTTCAGTGCATTATCATGTTCCGGCATGAGATTGCCCTTCGGGGTGTGTCAGGTGACCTTGGATGCCTGACGCGTTGGCTACGGAAGCAACTCATAAAGAAGCGTTGGTTCCGGGACGCTGCCATTAGAGGCGGCGCCCCAATCCTGGAGACAGGCGTTCGGAGGAGTGTCCCTATGACAACGGGCA